ACGGCACCTTCTCAACTGGAATTAACATTAAGAACCTTCATAATGTAATTTTTGCGTCGCCCTCCAAATCTAGAATCCGTAATCTTCAATCCATAGGTAGAGTTCTTCGTAAATCAAAGGACAAGACCTCAGCGATGTTATATGACATTGCGGACGACATCACATATAATTCCAAAAAGAATTATACTTTGAATCATCTTATAGAGAGAATTAAAATATATAAAGAAGAAGACTTTAATTATGAACTATCCCATATCAAGCTAAAGTAATGGAAGACGAATTCTACGCATCAGTTAAATTAGTATCAGGTGAAGAGATCTTTGGAGAGGTTATGCCTTCTGAAGAAAATGGTCGCACGGTTTTAATTATTAGTGATCCTGTAGAGATCGAAACAGTAAGTATGGACGGAAGACATGAGGGTCTTCGCATGATGCCGTGGTTAAGGAGTATGCCATCAGAAGGCATCATCATTATTCCAATGGATAAAGTTATAACTGTAGTAGAAGCACGAGAAGATTCTGAAGTCGTAGCTTACTACCAAAGATTTATTATGACAAATCTTTCTGGTGGTTCATCAGAAAAGATTAAAGTCACTAAAAAAATGGGATATGTAATTTCTGTTGAAAAGGCTCGAGAGAGTCTTGAAAAACTCTTTGATAAAGACAGCTAATTTGCCCTTGAACCCTTACAGAGTTATTGTACATCTATTTTAAGGACTTGTCAAGCGTCTGATTTTATGTTATACTGAATGTATTAAAGCACTAGTCGCAGAAAGCTTTCTTATCTTATTTAATTACCTTTGTGGTGAAACTTATTATGAATATAAATTTTAAACTCATAGGTAATATCACATGCCCGCAAAAGGTAAGACTCGAAAGAGATCCGAACACTACGTTAACAATAAAGAATTTCTTTATGCTATCGTACAATACAAGGCTGACGTAAAGGCGGCAGAGGAAGCGGGAGATCCCAAACCACGCATCACAAACTACCTTGGTGAGTGCTTTGTAAAGATCGCAACGCACCTTTCATACAAACCAAACTTTGTGAACTATATGTTCAGAGAGGATATGATATCAGATGGAATAGAGAACTGTGTCCAATACATACATAACTTCAATCCAGAGAAATCTACGAATCCTTTTGCTTACTTCACTCAAATCATACACTATGCTTTCCTCAGACGTATACAGAAAGAGAAGAAACAAATGGAAATCCGTGAAAAGATCATTGAGAAGTCGGGGTATGACGAGGTTATGCATGTTGACGATGATGGGGGCTATTCTAGCGACTATAATTCAATAAAAGAGGCAGTACAAACAAAAATGAATCAATGAAGATAGCGATTATAACTGATACACACTTCGGAGGCAGAAGAGGTAACAAGGTATTTCACGATTTCTTTCAAAAATTTTACGATAATATATTCTTCCCAGAACTAGAGAAGAGAGGAATTAAGTATTGTATTCACATGGGAGATGCCTTTGACAATAGAAAGAATATAGATTACTGGTCTTTAGATTGGGCAAAAGAACATGTATATGATAAGTTTCAAAAATTGGGCGTCCGAGTTTGGCAACTCGTAGGTAATCACGATGTCTATTATAAGAATACAAACAAGATCAATTCAATTGATTCATTGTTAGAACACTATGATAATATAGTTCCTATATCTAAACCAGACACATATGATATAAATGGATTCAAAGCAATGATGTTGCCTTGGATATGTGATGAGAACTATCAAGAAACTGTTGAAGCGATAGAAAGATCAGATGCTAAGATGGCTTTTAGTCACTTAGAACTACATGGATTTGAATTATATCCAGGCATGTTCCAACAGGGTGGTATTGATAAGGGTATTATCGCCAAGTTTCCTACAGTATTCTCAGGACATTATCACACCAGAAGTAATGATGGTCAAGTCTTCTACTTAGGTAATCCATATGAGATGTATTGGAATGACTGTGGAGATAAGAGAGGATTCAATATCTTAGATACAGAAACAGGAGAGATTGAGTTCATAGAGAATACAAATCATATTTTTGAAAAGATATATTATGAAGATACTCCAGCAGAATTATTCAAAGCACATCTATACAAAGATAAAATAGTCAAACTATTCATCAGATCTAGGAAAAGTCAGTTACAGTATGATAAATTTTTAGATAAACTCATGAAAGCTGGTATCATTGATCTTAAAGTTGTAGAGAATACTGCAATCAATGATACAGAAGTGGATCTTGATAGTGAAAGAATCGAGGATACATTAACCCTTCTTAATAAATATATACAAGACTCCGACTTTGACCTAGAAAAAGAAAGAGTTAAAACACTTCTTAAAGAAGTATACCTAGAAGCTTGCGAAGCAGAGTAATGTACATCTTATCACTTCACGGAAAAGAAGGAGAAGGAGCCTATGCCGTCACAAATGATGATGGTCACAAGGCTTTGTATCTTTTTGAACAGGAAGATGATGCTACAAGATACGCAGGCTTGTTAGAAGCGAATGAAGCTATCCCCTTGACAGTTGTTCAAATAGATGATAAACTGGCTGTAGATACATGTCAGAAACACAAATACAAATATGTTATTATCTCAGAAGATGATATAGTGATTCCACCAAAAGATTATGATAATATTCAAGACAATACGGTGGCGTAATTTTCTATCAACTGGTAATCAGTTTATAATTGTAAGTTTTCAAAAATCCCCGACAAATTTAATAGTAGGTGCTAATGGAGCGGGTAAATCTACTATTTTAGATGCACTAACTTTCGTTTTATATAATAAACCTTTTCGTAAAATTAAGAAAGCACAGTTAATTAATACTGTAAACGAGAAAGAGTGTGAAGTACAGATAGAATTTGAGATACAGGGTAAGATTTATACCGTTGTAAGAGGTATGAAACCTACTTTGTTCCAGATTTACATAGATGGCAAATTACAAGATCAGTTTGCCAACCAATTAGATCAACAGGCACACTTAGAAAATAGTATACTTAGACTTAACTATAAATCTTTTACTCAGACAACTATCTTAGGGTCTGCAACCTTTGTTCCTTTCATGCAACTAGGTAATACAGACCGTAGAGCAATCGTTGAGGACGTATTAGATATTAAAATCTTCTCAGGTATGGCTAAAATACTGAGAGATAAGATTAGTAAGACCAATACAGAGATTAGAGAACTGACAATCAAGAAGGATATGATCTCAGAGAAGATTGAGATGCAAAAGAGCTTCATTGCTGATCTCGATAAGAGTGGAAAAAAGAGAATACAAGAGACTAAAATAAAGTTAGATGGACTATTCAATGATGAGTCCACCTTGATGGGAGATAATAAGAAATATGAAAATTTAATTAAGACAAAATACCAACCTCAACTCGAAAAAGTATCATCTGCTCGTTCTTCTCTTAAGAGAATGAACACAATTAAAATCAAACTGGAACAACGGATACAGAATGTAACATCCGATCATAAGTTCTTTACCGATAACGTATCATGCCCTACATGTGGACAGAAAATAGAAGAAGAGTTTCGCTTAAATAAAATTGAAGACATCGAGGGTAAGGTCAAGGAGATTAACTCTGCTTACAAAGACCTTACCAAGTCTATTAACGAAGAACAAAAAAAGGATAAAGAGTTCTTAGACACCTCGAAAAAAATCACTACACTCACTAATGACATTTCAACAAACAATTTTAAAATTTCTCAGTATCAACGACAGATACGAGATTATGAATCAGAAATTCAAGAGATTACCGAACAAATTGCAAACAGAAATACTGAAAGAGCCACTCTCAAGGCACTAAAAGGTGAGTTAACAACTGTAGAGAACGATAAATCAAATCATTCTGAAAATATAGACTACTTAGAATTTGCAAACTCCATGATGAAAGACTCTGGAGTCAAAGCAAAGATCATAAGAAGGTATTTGCCTGTCATGAATCAGAAGATCAATAAGTATCTTCAAATGATGGACTTCTATATCAACTTTACTTTAGATGAACAGTTCAATGAGAAGATCAAATCACCTATACATGAGAAATTCAGTTACGAATCATTCTCTGAGGGTGAGAAAATGCGAATTGATCTTGCTATTCTGTTTACTTGGAGAGATATTGCTAAGATGAAGAACTCATCTAGCACAAACATTCTAATCCTTGACGAAATATTTGACAGTTCACTCGATAGTAACGGCACTGACGAGTTTACAAAGATAATCAAGTATGTCATTAAGGATGCTTATGTGTTTATGATATCACATAAGGTTGACGAACTCACTGATAGGTTAGATAATTTAATTACCTTTGAAAAAATGAACGGATTCACAAAAGTTAGATATTCTACATAATAGTATACTACGGATACCGTGTATGTTATTACTAGATGGATGCCATTCACTTAAACTTGAGTGTGCTCTAAGAGATTTGGGATTCATTGACATGGAATGGAGAACCATTGCTCATGCAGGGATATTTTTGGTGCAACCTGTAGGTATGCCAAATGATCCCGAAGGAGATTTGTTTGGATTTGCAATAACATATGAGAGTAAAGTTATAAAATTACAGAACACAGCGAAGAAGGCATTAGATACGGCGGTAGCATGGTCGGGGTAGACAGTTGACAAACTGGCACACTGTCGCTTGAAATTGGCACATGATCGACTATCATGTGTATATACGACAAAGAAACAAATGCTTACACAGGTTAATTACGAAGTCAAAGGACAACTTGCAAAACTACTTGCAACAGAAGATCTTATCATAGAGAACCGTAAGGTATCTACGGCATCTTTTGATGTTGGTCGTAGAGTTCTTACCCTACCAATGTGGGAGAAGGCTTCTGGGGTCGTATATGACCTTCTCGTAGGACATGAGGTTGGACACGCACTATACACACCAGCGGACAACTGGACAGAAGATTATCCAGACATTCCTCCATCTTTCATCAATGTCTTAGAAGATGTAAGAATCGAGAAGTTGATGAAACTTAAGTATGCTGGATTGAGCAAAACATTTTACAATGGATATTCACAACTTGCTGAACAAGATTTCTTTGAACTAGATTCACATGATGTAGAAGATATGGGTCTAGCAGATAGAATCAATATTCATTACAAGATCGGTAACTTTACAAAGGTTTCTTTCGAGCCAGAAGAACAAGATTTTGTAGACAGAGCTTATAAAACTGAAACTTTCCAAGATGTTCTTGAACTTGCTCAGGAGTTATATGAATATATCAAAGAGCAACAGGAAGCACAAACTAAACTTGATGATCTTGAGTTTACATTGGGTCAAGAGAGTTCGCCTGGTATGGGAATACCTTTCCAACCATCCGATTCTGACGATGGTACTGAAATGGAAGGAGATTCAGATAATGGAGATGAAGATAGTGATGGTGATGGTGGTCAAGGTCAATCTGATTCTCAACGACCTTCTATGGAGGAGTTGAATGATGATCTACAATCTGCATCAGATATGTCAGGTGGAATACATGGTGGAGTTGAGGGAGCAGTCACAGACAAAGCTCTTCAAAATAACTTAGAAAACTTAAACAAAGAAACTGCAAGTACATATTACGAACCAGAATATGTTGAGTTACCTCACCTTAATTTGGACACAGTAATTGCTAGTAACAAAAGTGTTCATGACTACCTAGATGAATACTGGATTAAATCTCAAAAACATTTTGATAAAGAATCAGAAAAGACAATGGACATCTTTGAACCAGTTGATAATAAGTACAGACTATTCAGAAGATCTGCACAGAAAGAAGTCAACTATCTTGTAAAAGAGTTTGAGTGCCGTAAGTCTGCTGATGCATATGCCCGTGCTACTGTGGCAAAGACAGGTGTTCTTGATTGTACAAAACTTCATTCATACAAATACAACGAAGATCTATTCAAAAAGATTACAGTTCTACCAGACGGTAAAAATCATGGTCTTATATTTGTCCTTGATTGGTCTGGTTCTATGAGCACTGTTCTTATGGATACTGTCAAACAGTTATTCAACTTGATTTGGTTCTGTAAGAAAGTTCAAATTCCTTTCCAAGTATTTGCTTTCACTAATGAGTGGAATCATTACAATGAGTGGGATGATGAATACGGTTACAGATCAAGACCGCATCTACCTCTCCATCATGAAGAGAAAGATTGTAGAGTAAAAGTTGGTAGTGAGTTCAGTATGGTTGAGTTCTTTACAAGTGATTGTAAGAAGTCAGATCTAGAAAAACAAATGCTCAATATTTGGAGACTTTCTACTGCACTATCCATGTCATACAGATGGGATTCTCATGTTTACTATCAAGCTCCTAGAAGATTGAATCTATCAGGAACTCCACTTAATGAAGCTTTAGTATGTTTGAATCAAATAATTCCTTTGTTCAAAAAATCTACTGGAGTACAGAAAGTTCAATGTGTCACTCTTACAGATGGTGAAGCACATCCATTATCATACAATAAGTTCATGAAATCTCATACAGGAGATCCACTAATGGATTACATGGGAAGTAGATCTACTATGAATGGTTCAGTTTTTATCAGAGACAAGCACAATGGTAAGACATACTCATGTAATTCTCATCAACATGAATTGACATCAGCACTTCTAAATCAACTCAGAGGTAGATTTACAGATGTCAATTTCATAGGTATCAGAGTCATGGACAATAGGGATGCTAATTCATTCATCCGAAGATATATGGATTGGGATTTCGATAAGGTACAACATATCCAAGCTGCTTGGAAAAAAGATAAGTCTATCAAACTTACCGATGTTGGATACCATGCATACTTTGGAATGTCATCAAGTGCTCTTAGTAATGACACTGAGTTTACTGTCAAGGAGGAGGCAACCAAAGCACAGATCAAGTCTGCTTTCAAAAAATCTCTTAACAATAAGAAGATGAACAAGAAAGTCCTTAGTCAATTCATGGACTTTATCGCATAGTGACAATTATATTAGTGTCACAACATACCTTTACAGTGGTAGCATATACCACTATAATTAATACATAACTACATAATGAACAATGCCTTTTGAAGCTAAAGTGAATCCCGAATCTCTAATCAATTCTCTAAGAGATCTATACGGTACAAAAATTACCGCTGCACACATCAAAGCCTACTGTGCTCAAAATGATGTGGGGTATCAAACTGTCACCAAATATCTAAAACCTTACAAGAAGGCGATTGGTAAATGGAATCTAACAGTTGCACAAAAACTAGAAGAGACTTACAACAAAGCTGCTGCAGCGCCAGCTATACAGACACAGAATCTAATTCCTGATGTTGACCCTAACTTTGTTAAGTTTGGAAACTTCCAAGACATCAAAAAGATTATTCAATCTAAATTATTCTATCCTACCTTTATCACTGGACTATCAGGTAATGGTAAGACATTCGGTGTAGAACAAGCCTGTGCTCAACTCAAGAGAGAAGTTGTTCGTGTAAACATTACTATTGAAACTGATGAAGATGACCTCATTGGTGGCTTCCGTCTTGTTAATGGTGCCACAGTATGGCATAATGGCCCAGTCATTGAAGCCCTCGAACGAGGAGCTATATTGCTCCTTGACGAAATCGACCTTGCCTCTAACAAAATTCTCTGCCTTCAGAGCATCCTTGAGGGAAATGGAATTTTCCTTAAGAAAATTGGCAGATTCGTTAGACCCGCCAGAGGATTCAACATATTCGCCACCGCAAATACTAAGGGTAAAGGTTCAGACGACGGAAGATTTATTGGAACTAACG